TTATTCTGATGATTTATCGCGAACTTTCCTTTCTAATAATTCTCCGGAATGAGAATCAAAATAACGGCTAGGCCAGATTTCAGAGGGATGTATCTCGAGGTAGTTAGCAATTATCCATTCGCCTTTCGGCCACGGTCTGCTGAGAGTATTTGCCAGTGTAGATGAACTGAGTCCTGCTTCACGGGAGACAGCCGCTAAGGTTGTACCGCGCTTACGTAATGCAGCAATAATATCGGCTTGATGCCAGTCATTTCTAACGTTATTCATTCCTGCTACCCCTTCCATTAATTAAGCATTGATGGTGGCGATTCAGACAGGGTTTGCAATACCGGGAGCTATCGTCCGGCGAGGCCGAAGCCTCCCCCGCCTGAACCGCCATAGAAAAGGCGAACGCAGGCACACTGGTAGAAACATCCTACCAGTGGATAGCTCTACAGGGTTGCAAATCCCTGACCACCGGATTGTGCCGATGGCGGGGCTACTTTAACTGATTGGTTTAACTGGTTCAATAAGCGAATCAGTAAAAGTGCTTATCTTTATTGCGTTATATGCTATTAAACAGCCCATATAAGCTAATACTCTTGCTACTCTGGATTCAAGCAAGTATGACAGTCAACCCAGTGCCAGAAACGGACATTGTTAATTTGTAGTGCCCCCATCGGGGCTGGGCTGAACAACCGGTACGGTATAGTGTAATGTTTGTCACTTTGTTGATTGTCTTTAATGGGTTATAGTGATTGGATTCACAGGTATGTCTTTGCTAGGCATTTCAAGGGGCAAACGGCTATGAGCGATATCAAAAGAAAAACAACGAACACTGGGCAAAGTGTCCTGAGCCAGTTAGAGAGCTTGACTCCAAACAAAGCGTTTTGCGAGTATGTTTGGAACGCCTTTGATGCAGGGGCTAAGAATGTCTATATTAAATCTATTCCAAATGGATTGAGTGGATTATCTGAACTGTCAATTTATGATGATGGCATAGGAATCAGATATTCAGATCTCGATAAAACTTTTGATAGATTTCTGGATTCTCAGAAAAAAATACTCAGAACACCTGTTACTCGCGGTAGAAAGGGTAAAGGGCGTTTTTCATTTGTGAAATTTGCAGATAGAGCTCTTTGGAATACTTACAGTATTGATGGTGAAGAGTTCTCAATAGAGTTGGTTTCTAGCCACGTCAATGAGTATGTCGTTTCTCAGCCGAAGAAATCGAATAAAGACTCTTGCGGAACACTTGTAACGTTCGAACCAGTTTCTATAGGAGTAGATACATTCGAACAAGATATTGTTCCTTATATTCAAAATGATATTTCTTGGCTAATGCTAGCACATAAAGACATATGTGTTTATATTAATGACATTAGAATAAAGCCAATTGAATACATTAGCCAAGCATATTCTAAGGCTAGAAATGATAATTTGTTTGACATTAAAACAGTTCAATGGTCCGAGAAACCTGTAGTTGAAAAATCATATATATATTTTTTGAATGCAAATGGTAGAGTAGTACATAAAGAATTGTCAGAGTTGAATGGTAAACAATTTTATTGTTCTGCCTATGTTCAGTCTGAGTGGTTTGACTCATTTGATATCAATAATGATTTGATAAGCCAATCATCTCATAGCATCGATTCCGATGAATTTAAGTTCATACTTTCCTATGTAAGAACCTGTCTTCGCGAAGAATACCATCAATTCAAAACTAATGTGGCTGATCAGTTAATTAATCAGTATTTGGCTGAAGGGATATTTCCAACATATACAAGCGATAATGAGTTGTATAATGAATTCAGAAGATCCCAGCTTATTGAAACTGTTAAAGTTATTTATAAAGCAGAGCCCGGTCTTTTTTCAAAAAACTTAAATAAAAAACAGAAGAAAATACTGATTAAATTGTTGGATAGAATTGTTGAGACCAATAATTTATCTAACCTTTTCGATATATTTGAAGGGATAATAGAACTGTCTGATTCTGAGATCGATAAACTTTCCAGTGTCATAAGGAGAAGTTCATTATCAAACATAACGAAAACAATTTCATTTATTAGTGACCGTTTAGATGTTCTTGATTATTTCAAGAAATTGCTCAACGATCCGAATAAAGACACCTATGAAGTTAAGCATATTCAAAAAGTAATTGAAGAAAATCTTTGGCTTTTTGGCGAGCAGTATACATTACTAGCTTCTGAAGAAGATAAATTTGACCATGCGTTAAGAGTGTTCTTGAAAGATGTTAAAGGCTTTGATGATGAGCACTATAACAAATATTCAGTTGATCATCCAGATAAAAATAAAGAAATGGATATTTTTGCGGCACTAAAAGGAAAACGCTGCGATGATAAAGACAATACATATTTTCACTGTGTAGTGATTGAACTTAAACGACCAAGCGTCAAACTGACAGATAAAGAGTTTGAGCAAATAAAACGATATAAAAACACTATAAGTTCACATTCTGAATTCATAGGTGATAATACCAGATGGGATTTTATACTAGTCGGTAACGAGATATCGGATAGTAAGAATACATCTGCAAACATTATGGATGAAATCGAAAGTAATAAACAGCATGGCGAATTTGGATTAATTCAAAAAAGCGGAAATAAAAGAATATATATAAAAACATGGAAGCAAATTATAAATGAATTTGAACTTCGTTACCATGACCTTACTGACAGACTTAAACTAAAAGAATTAAACATACAAGAAAAAACACCGGATCTCCTCACTTCTAAAATTATGGAGTTGAATGGGGTTAGTTAGGATGTAATCTATGACAATGTCGAGCACGCCAACGGAAGTGACGTCCACTTTTCGCTGTGAGTTCAACTGTCAGATTTAGTCGCACTTTTCTACAAAACACTGTCAGATAAAGTAGTGACTAATCCCAATGTGATATCTAACCTTCTGAACATCTGATTTCATTAATGCCTATACTGCATAGGCATTAAAATAATCAATTAGTTATCTAAATTCCATCAAAACTAGCCAATCTCTGCTGCTGCTCATCACTGAGGCTAAACGCAAATTCTTCATGCTCTACCTGCCATGTGCCAAAGCTCATAAGGAACGCGATTGCGGGGTCAATTTTGTTGGCTGATTTTTTCTTATTCGGTTTGATATTGGCGTTCGCGTCAGTTTCCATCACCACATTGGACATTGCCCACTCGAGCACCGGATCACTGTTGTGACGAATGATTTTACGGTTCACGAATACCTCAGCCGATTTCGCCACAGGGCTAAAGCGCATATAGGTTTGCGGGAATGGCTCAACATCCAACCCTGCGCCCTGTAATTGAGTTCTTAAGTGCGTGGCGTTCCACGTATCAAAGCCGACCAGCTTGATATCAAATTGCTGGCTGTCGTTGAGAATGTCATCACGGATACGGTCGTAATCAATGCAGTCGCCTGTGGTGGTACGTATCCAGCCTGCTTGTACCCATTGACGATATACCGCTCGATTCTTATTAGCGGGATTTTGTAACTGAGCTTCGGGCAGGTAATGACGGGTCAGTAATAACAGTTCGTTATCCACGGGGAATGTGTAACAGAGGCTGGTGATATCTCCTGTTGAAGACAAATCCAGTCCGGCATAGCATTCCAGCCCTTTAAGGTCGTTTTCATCATAATCTTGCTGGCAAGCTTTCCATGCGCCTTCGCCCATCCACGGTGTTTCACCCTGACACCAGATATTAAAGCGTTTGGTTAACATCTCCGTCCATTGTGAGGGAATGCCTCGTGCTTTCTGGATGGTGTCATGCAGGGCTGCACTGTCTACCGATACATCAAGATTAGGATTGGCCTTAATCCAAAGGGTTTCATCATCAATCTCGTGCTCGTCGTCCAGTTCGTAAATCAGGGCAAACAGCGATTCGTTTTGTTCTTCGCCGTCCAGTATCTGGCAGCAATAATCATAGTGCTGCTTACAGGCCGAAATAACATTACTGCCCGCTGTGGTAATGGCAAACAGAATCCCTTCGGGACGGGCACCCATTCCCAGCTCTAGTGCAGAATAAACCGCATTATCAGGGTGTAAGTGATATTCATCGACAATAGCCAGACTGGGATTTGTGCCTTCAATGGTAGCGGCTTTGGCAGCCAGTGGCTTTAACAGGCTGTTAGTTTTCGGATAAGTAACTTTGTGTTGCTGGATAGCTACCCGTTTTTTCAAGGGCTTTGATAACAGGCTCATCTGGCGGGCATCATCAAACACAATACGCGCCTGATCCCGACTCACAGCGGCGGTGTAAATATCCTGCTGGCCTTGTTCCATCACCAAGAACCAGTTAGCTAGTATCGCGGCAACGGTGGATTTGGCATTTTTGCGTGGTACTTGGATATAAGCACTGCGATATTTTCGGCGTCCGGTCGCTTTTACCTTAAAGCCGAATAGGTTGGCGAAGGCGAACTGTTGCCACGGTTCAAGCATGATGGGTTTACCACGCAAATGACCTTTAACATGGGGACAGACACGGGAAAAAGAAATAAACCGCGCCACTACCTCTGAATCAAACAAATAAAGCGGGTTATTTAGGTCGTTAAAGTAGCGTTTAACAGCCTGTTTTACCCGTTTACAGGCCGGAATTTTGCCGTTTTCGATATCAAAAGCATACTGCTCCCATGCGTTCATAGGCGATCCAGCTCGTCTTCTTCCTCGGTTTCCACCGGATTTTTACGCCGTGATACGGGGTCAAAACCCAGCAATGACGACATTTTTATCATGATTTTTTCAGCATCGGCTTTGGCACTCAGTGACGGGTTTCGGCTTTCACTGCCCTGACTGTTTATAATGCTAAAGCCCCGTATATCAAGGTCTGCCACGGCTTTTCGGTAAATGGCATAGTTCACGCAATACAGTTCTAAATTGTTCCAGTCAGCGGCGTTCAGGTCTTCCCGCTCACTTAAAATTTTACCTTTGGCCTTCCATTGGCTGGCAGCGATATCATTAAGGTAAGTTGGCGGTTTTGGCGCTCTTGCCATGATTTTTTCCTTGTCGTTTTATTTTCAAAAAAATTGCCGTGCGTAAAAATTGAAGGAGGGGGCGGTTCCGCTGAGACGCGTATTTGTCATTTTTGATACCCCCACCCCGTTATTTCGTTTCGTTATTATTCTTTTGATAACCAGTCTCGATACCTTGCCGCTTCGGTTTCCTGTTGCCGATAGCTCCCTTGTTTACGTTTTGCTTTGGTGATGGGGTCGGTCTGTACGGTTTTCCGGTTATGGCAGGTCTGACATAATGCTTGATGGTTCGATGCAGGCCAGAACAGCACATCAGCGTCACCCTGTATCGGGATAATGTGATCTACAATGATGGCAGGCATGTAAATGCCCTGCGGTAAGCAATGAACGCATAACGGGTGAGCTTTCAGATAATGCAGCCGATAGCGTCCCCATCGATTACTATAGCCTCGCTGGGTGCGGGTGCCTCGTTGTCTATCCTGCTGGCGTCTGGCTTCCTGTCGGTGTTGCTCGCATCGGCCTGATTTCACTCGTTCGCGGCAGTTCGGGTAACTACAGCGTTTTAAGGGTTGCCACGGCATTTAGTAAACTCCCACATCACGATAAACAGACCACAGGGATTTGATGGTAAAAGGCACTTCTTTAAGGGCAATGTCCGTTGCCATTTCCCGATTTTCATACAGCAACCCGATATAAAGCAGACAGCCGACCTTGATTGCTGGCGTGAAAACTAAGCCATTATCAAACCGCTTGCCGATATGTTGCTGGCAGACTTCAAGTGCGGCTTCGGCATACGCAGTAAGCAACGCATCATCAAGGGTATCGCTTTCATCCAACCGGCAATGTTGCCTGATTTCACTCAGGGGAATTTCAATCTGGCTCATCGGAAAACGCCTCCCTTACAAAGCAATTCCAGACGGGTGTGTTTGGGATCGGGGATAACCGCCACAATGCCGAATGTCGTTCCTCTGGTGTTCCCGCCATGATAGGTAATGCTGTTCGCTGTCGTGATGTCATCACGGTAACGCAGCCAAATACGCATCGTGGCTTCGGAGAAAATAGCACCGGAGGCCAGTTTCTCGCGTCCGCTAATGGCTTTCACCTCTGCCCAGACGGTAGCAACATCAATCCGCTTGTAGAACTCAGAACCCAGTTCATCACGGATGATTTCATTCTTTTGGATAGTGATCCGGTGTCTCAATCTGCCTGCTCTCATGCCTTGTTCTCCGTTTGTTCTTTCACTTCGACGGTTTGCTTCCATGCCTGACTGAATTCATCACCACCGTCACGGGGCGATAATCCCTCGCGTTCGCGGGCTTCATTCGGTGACATGACGCCGGATTTAATCGCCGTCTCATAACTTTGAAAACGTTCTTTCGGATTGGCACGCAGCAAATCGGCAGTATCAAATTCGACTTGATAACGCATACCCCGCTTTGGAGAACTCATCAGCAAGGCCGCTTTGATTTGTTGTTCAAAATTAGCAAGCCACGGGCGCATGGTAATCGTCAGAAAAGCGCGTGAGGCTTCACTAAAATTGCTGTAGGTACTGTTCGAATACTCTTGCAGAAAGATCGGGCTGACATTGAACATACGGGCGATATCGTCAATGGTGAAGCGACGGGAGGCCAACCATTCGGCATCTTGGTTACTCATCCCCAATTGCTGGTATTCCATCCCGCCTTCAAGAATAGGCGTTTTCCCTGCATTGCGCGCACCCTTATAACGTTCGAGGGCTTCCAGTGCCTTACTTCCCTTGATTCCGTCCAGCCAGTCAGCAGCTTTAATCACCCCTGCCGCCATCATGCCATCTTTCATAATGCTTGCGCCGTGGCGTTGTTGTGCCAGCCCCAAGCCCAGAGTTTCACGGCAAACGGTAACAGGCGATCGCCCAAGAAAACCGTCTTCGGTGGCATAACGCAAATGCAGGATTTCTTCCTGTAGATAGGTTTCGACCTTGCCGCTATAAGGTTCGGTGATGGTATACGCGAACCGATGATCGGTTAATCGTTGGGGTACAACCGCTGACGGCGGGTAAGGGTGTAATGACTGTGGCTGACCATCCCGCCCCCAGACAATCACCGCATACGCATTGCCATTCAGCAGGCAATGACGCATCAGGGTTCTTTTGAACTGGTACGGCGTCTGGCAGTCATTCGGGCATTCATTCAGCAAATAATCGACCGGATGATCACTCAACCATTCACGGGATTCTTTGCCGTTCTGGTGCTGCACCCGATAGAGATAGCAAGGCATCGAGGCCACCGCTTCACTAATGACGGTAACGGCGTTCATCACAGCGGGTAAGCCTTCTGCCGTGGAGGGGGAAACATGCTCGCCCGATTTGGTATTAGCCATGCCTGCCAGAGAAAGAAATTCATCCATCGTCATGCTGCGAGTTTCAGGCGTTTTTCGCGTAAAAGGCCACATGATTACACCTCAGACAGTTGCAGCCAGTAATGACGCAAGTCCACAGGGCAGAGTTTAGCGGCATTCAGTGAACGCTTGGCAATCTCTACCCCACTTTCAGGATAAGCGGGTAGGCTGGTGATCGTAATCTCCCGTAATTCGGCTTCTAACACGGTTCTGATATAAGGCGTCTGACTGGTATCCCACTGATCCTTAATGGCACGAAAACCAAAGGACATGCCTTGTATATCCCCGCGTTCAACCAGTGTTAATACATCGTGCCCCAATTGCGTATCTGGCGGGGTTAGTTCAAAGCGCAATCCGGTGGCATCTTCGAGAAGCTGCAACGTGCCGGATGTGGTGCGGCCTAATAGGTTTATCGGGTCATGCTCATACAATGCCCTGATATCAGCTCTCGCCGCTAAACTGGTATTAAACGCATTCGGTGCGAACTGTTCGACAAATTCATCCCACAGTACGTGTGATCTGCTGTTCCACTTAATCACATAGCCTGTCAGCGTCTTATTGCTGGCTGAGAGTGACGTTGTGCGGATTTCAAAATCATTCTTCATTGATGGACTCCAAGGCTTGGAAAGGGGCGCAATACCCCTTCTGCTTAGTTGCTGGATGCTTTCACTTCCAGTACCTTAATCGCGTTGGAATCCACCAGCCCGCCACCCAGATATTTATCGGTATGTACCTTATAAAATCCCGGCTCGGTGATATTGTCAGGGCGGGTACGAATGCCCGTTTCATGATCAACGATAAAATAACCCCGCTTGAAGTCACCCAGACCGATCACACCGTCCGGCATAAATTCGAGATAGTGGACAGGCAAGCCCAATAACATATCGGGATCACCCGCCTGTAAACGTTCACGCCAGATATAATCGCCATTGCCGTTTTTCAGCTTTTGTACCTGAGCGGCTGTACCGGAGTTCATCACCCAGACGGCATTTTTACGGTATTTGTTCTTGAGTAAGAATTTCAGGTCAATCAGGCTATCCGCTGAAAGCGCGGTAACTTCCAGCTTTTGTAACGAGCCAAATGCGCGAATTTTGTCAGCTTGGGTATCACGGGGATAAGACAGGAAGCCTTTCGCTTTTTTGCTACCGTCACCGCTCACGAGATCCGTTTCTTCGGTATCAACGAAAGTGTCTGCAATTTCAGCGGTCAGCCAGCCTAAGATATCCACATCGCTAAAATCGATAATCTCTTGGGTTGTTTTGGGATAGGCATAAATAGGAAACAGCTTAATGCTGACTTCTTCCATTTTCGGTGTTGTTGTTTCAGTGCGCGCCTTGCCTTCTTCTCCATGTGCCACAGCTGCGCCACCGACCGAAACCAACTGCTTATACTCATTGCTGCGTGTGGTTTTCACTGTACAAATCCGGCGCATGACTGACTCATCTGTTAGTTGTTGCATGATTTGTTTGTTCAGTTCGGGAATAACGGTATAGCCACCCTCAGACAGAACGCCCGTAGACAAGGTGCGCGTTTCACCAGTCAGAACATAGTGGCGCAGTTCATCATTGCTCAGTTTTTTGCTGGTCGGCTGGGTTTTTACCTGACTGCGTTCTTCATCAGCTAATGACTCATAACGGGCAATTTCAGTATTCAACGTGTCGGACTGGCTGCGCAATTCGTCGAACTGTTTGGCTTCATCGGTATTGAGTGAACGCTTTTCGTTTTCAGCTTGAGTGAGCAGTGAGCGCATTTGCTGGGTTAAATCGGATTTTTGTTGGCGTAATTCGAGAAGTTTTTTCATGGTGTTTTTATTTCTATTTGTTTTCAAAGAAATATATTTAACAGCATGAGGAATAATAATAAATTATTTTTTCCATGGTGTTCAATCACACAATAATAAAAGCCTCTGACAGTTAGAGGCTAAAAAAAGATAAATATAAAAACAGAATTTTTACAAAAAAAATCATTTTAATTTATCCATATAAATGACTTCATATCCATCATTTGTTGGGTATATAAAAGCATTGTTCTTAGCGGTTGGAAAACTAAATGAAGCAAAAAATGCCTCATATGATATTGTTGTTAACTGAGAGCTTTTCCAGATGCATCTGTTTTTATTATCATATAAAACAATGAAATAGTCATCATCCATAATAAAGTATTTAAACATCGCGTATGGCGATATGGGTAATTTTTTATATACGACTGCGGTATATTGACCATTTTCATCCTTTACTTCAAACTTCTTATTCCAATCACCAAAGAATAAAGTTGATGGAAATAACATCCACGCTATAAAAACAGCAGAGATCACTAAAACCAATAATGGTTTTTTAAAAAAAATTTATTTTTCATAATTGAATAATTCTATGTTGTGGTAACGAATCCATCCATAAAATATCAGAAAAGACAATGAAATCACCACCTTCATTGTGTTTTTTCTGCCATTTTCTAAAGCTATCATTAATTACAGGAACATATCCATTATATTTAATCCATAAGGCCATCCAGCTTCCGGTAGCATAAAGAGCGGCATAATCGACAGAACTCACTTTATCTAATATACCGTTTTTACTCCAAATTCCTAAAGGTTCGTTAGCGCCAACAAAATCATAGGTATCTTTTAAATACATTCCAATCTGCTCGGTAACAAAGACATCTTTACCGTCTAATTTATCTACGTGACCTTTAACTGCTACCTTCATATTAGAATTACCCATGGCACCATACCAATCGTCAACCGTATCAAACTTAGAACCAAATCTTCTAGAGTTAACTACTGAAAATGTGTCTATTTCTCGTATATCCGTTTCATATCCTAATGCTTTCTTCCCACCCTCTTTTTCTAATTGCTTTTTTAATTGTCCTATACCCGCACTACTAGCCCAACCATTAATGAGGACAGACATAATTTCTTTAGGTTGTTTATATCTCAATGCCCACTCCATTTTTATAATGGAGTCATTAACTCTTCCATCCGGTATATCTATCGCTTTACCTGTAACATACTTATCTTTTTCTTCTTCCGTAAATATATAAGCAGGTTTTGTATTAAACCAATGGCGCATTAATTTGGGTGCCATTTCCCATCCCATTTTTTCCATTGCATCTGGGATTTGGTTTAAGTAAAAAACATCCATTTCAAGTTCTGTATTTTTGCCGCCTTTAACAGTTTTCGTTTTAAAAATCGACATTATCAAATCCCTATTTTTGTCTGAAATAAATATTTAACCTCAAGGTTTTCTTCTTTTTGGGCATCAAATTGTTTTGTTATCCCAGACGTTTGACATATTCCCTCAATCAACCCCTTGTCCGTTTCCACGCCATACGCAATATCCTGGCAAGTATTCCCTTGATGCTTAAGCGTAAACTTGTGGCTAAATAGAGACGCAACAGCCTCTTCAATCAGCGGCTTAATGGATGAAAAACCGGATAAAAGTGGTTTTGCCTCTTCACGCCCCGCTAATTGTGAAATGCTATAACCCGAAGTTCCTGCGGCGATGTGATTACACGAAATGGATTTGTAATCGAGCATTACAACTTCATGTGGTATCGCTCCGTTGTCATTGATGGAATGCGGATAATTATAGGAAATATCTACAATAGTGGCACTGGTCAGCTTGATCTCATAAAAGAACTCCAGTTGCCCCATCTGGCTTGTCCTGTAATGCACAAAACTGGCATCCAGCAATTCGTTTCCGTCGATTGCCATCGCTAACAGGGGAGAGGATTTATCAATGGGTTTCACAAAACTGACGGGTTGATGATTGACGTTCTGGTCACGGCTCATCGAATGATTCAGGCTCAATACCTGTATTTGATCTTCACGTCCTTTCTGATACCGATTCCCAATTGATTCAGGCGTTGAACAACCCGCTGAAATTAAACCCTGCTTCTTGCCCTTTAACGACAAGTAAATGATGTGTGACATTCTTGTCTCCTGTAACAGCACTTCTGATAAATGCGTAATGAAACAGGATATAACAGAATTATTTATCTATACCAGTGTGAATAAAAGTGCATCAATGAAATTGTGATTAACTTCTATTCTTAAATAAAATCAGATGATTACATCATTTTAATTTGAGGTAGTACCAAAAAATAAAAAACCCGATTGCGCACGGTACTGACTTCTGATTTTATTTACCTGCCAGAAGACCCCCTGAAAATCTTTTTCACCCCCTCAGTTATGCACCCTCTGCACAATACCCTGAAAGCCTTGCTACATCTGGGTTTGATGCAATTAACATGATATTCACTGACTGTATCACCTGTTCACCCACTTTTTAGATTAATGAAGAGAATGTAGAGTTGATGTATAGTTAAAAAATAACTATACATCTATTATTTTCTTTTAAATACAGTTAGATATTTGAAATGGTGTATGGAATGCAGACCTAAAGCCAAAAGTTTTATATAGGTGATTCAAAGCCTCGACATTCAGGCACTGACGGTAGCCATTCTTCGGCCTCTTCCGATAATTCGACGTTATAAGAATAGCCTTTCTTGGTTCGTACTTTCCGGTATTCCTTCCGGTATTCCAGCATAATCTTGGGGATAGATTCACCAAATTTAGTCAGTGTCAGCGGACGTTCAAAGCCGTGCGCTTCCATAAAAGAAAGATAAGCATGATATAAATACATTCTCGGTGCGCGCGGGCTGATATTCTTATTGCCCATCTTCATGCCGGTAACATCATTGACAGACACCAGATAACCGCAAAAATGATACAGCGGATCGGAATGACTCTTTACCGTTAATGCTTCGTTCGAGTCGCGTTGCGCCTGTAGCAGTTTCTTAGCCTTATTCTGGTCGGCAAATTCGTTTAATAAGTGACGAATAATCACCGGCAGTTCCCGACTGATTTTCTCCGGCAATTGTGGGTCTTTCTCGGATTCCTTGACCGGAATATTAAACGGAAATATCACCCGCCGCCGTGCAATACCGCCATTACGTTCTGTAAAGCTCATAGGCTCGTTATTGGTGGCTAACACCACGGCTTTGATGATGGTAGAAAATTGCTTTTCGTATTTTCCGTCAACTTCAATCAGGTCGCCGCCGGTAATGGCCTTAATGCCTGCGCCTTCTCCCACATATTTAACCTGATCGGGCAGCGTAATTAAGCTCTTGCCGACAAACTGATATCGGCCTCTGGCCTCATCCAGCGCTCTCATATTGCCACTGGCAGTATTGTGTTCGCCTGCCAGTAAGGTAGCGATATACGTAAACACACTTTTACCGCTGCCACCTTCGCCTGTTACCTCAATAAATAGCTGCCAGTCATAACGGTTTGCCAGAATCATAAACAAGGCAGCTTTGATACGATTCATCTTGTTTTCATTCTGCCCCGCGGCATGGGATAGCCAGCGATAAAAATCAGGAGCATGATCCGACAAGTTTTCACCAATAGCGGGCTGGGTAAACTCAATGCCATTATGATTCATGAGCCAGTGTTCCGGCTGGTGTGGGGTAAATTGTTGTGTCGATAACGCATACACACCATTACGAAACCCGATTAAATCCGACCGCTGTTCGCCAATAACCGGAATTTGCAATTTCATGGCACAGATAGCGTTATTGATCCCGTTTGGGCTGTACGGGGTATCGTGCTGGTCAAAAATTGCCACCATTGCGCGACGTAGATCATTATCCGATACGGTTGCCCATGTTGTGCCGTTATAGTAATAGACCGTTTCGCTTTCAGCATGTACCGCGACTTTTCTATAATGTTCAACCAGCAATGCCCCGCGTTGACTGGCTGCCATTTGTGCCAGATTGTTAGTGGCCTTTTTGGGCTTCGTTTCGTGGTTCACGACCGCTTCTGCTTCCATGAGTTTTTTCTCCCCAACCTGATATAATCCGTTGCCGAATGCCTGCTTTGCTGCCTCTATGCCATGATGCTGACGATAATCGTCCCAGTCGGCTTTATATTCCGTTGGCGGTAACGTTACCCAGCCATTGATAGCATTAGCCGCCTTCTCAGCGGCAATTTTCCCCACGTTCTTTTTAAGTTTGCCGTTTTTATCCCGTTCGCCTTGTGCGTGCCAGTCATTGTCGGCAGCAAGAATGATATTCGATTCAGGCCACTGCGTTCTGACCAATTCGGCAACATTCAGTAAATTGCTTTCATCAATGGCAGACAGTACCACGCCATTATGTAACTGGCTGACAGTCAGCGCTGTCGCGTAACCTTCGGTAATGATAATGGTGTCCGGCGTTCCAGTAATTTCATATACCGGAATAAAACTTCCTTTCTTCTGCGTGCCGGAAACAAGGCGTTTTTCGCCGTTTGGTTTGATGGTCTGAGCGCCGGTGATAGTACCGTTCAGTGTCTGAGTTATCAGCAATAGAGAATCCTGCAATAACCGCTGATTGGGGTATTGCAGCCCCTTTTTCACCAAATACTGAGATTCTCCCCTTATCGATTTTTCCACCAGCACCGCGATCCGTTCTGCAATGGGTTTTACCATTAGAGGCTTCTCTTTAACTGGTTTGAATATAGGTTCAGATAACGGCATTGCCAACACATCAGCAACCTGCTTAGCGGCGGTCAGAATAGTGATACCTTTGGCTCTTGCCACTAAATCCAAACCATCACCGTAATTGGGCTGATCACACTGGCGACAATGCCAATCGCCATGATGGTTATCATCTATAAAGTGAAAACGGTCAGTGCCGCCGCATATCGGGCAAGCGCCATGCTTTCCCTTTGTCGGAACATCCACGCCACAGGCTGGCAATAGGCTTTGCCAGTGATTCATGGCGGATTGTTTCACGCTTCGGATAACGTCTATCGGGCGGTTTCCCATAGGGCTTTTAGGCTGTGAGGAGCGTTGACTCATTATTTATTCCTCCCCATAAACAGCCGTACACAGTGCATGATAGATGTCTTGGTTGAAATCACAGGCCAGCGACAACAGATCGCGCAGTTCTTCTGAACAATCCCTGCCAATTTTGTCAAGAATCACCTCAAATAGTGATATGGCTAACCCTGCCCGATACATAGCTTGATCTAACGGTATTGCTTTCTGAGGTCTGTTCACCACGTAACCCAATAATGTCATTAACAAGGGCTGTGGCGTATGTTTCAACAATGCTTGTTGTATTTCCTGATTGATATCACGCGCCAGCAAGATCAGATTATTGAGTTCAATACTGCATTCTTCCGGTGATTTTTCGAGAATGAACGTGAAAACAGAAGCTGCTAGCTGAGTGCGATATTCTGCCTGTTTTAATGAAAGTGTTTTTTTACCCACGACTCACCTCCTGACGGGAAACGGATCTCAGGGAGGAAATGCCCGCCAGAATGATGATAAGGCGCTGTAGGTGCATTAGTCGTTGATTGCTTAACGCAATTAGGCATGTAAATTTAGGGCGAGTTTGGGTATGCTGTATGCCAGCCATCGCGTAAGTCTCCTTTACGTTGTGGTCAGACGCCTCGATAGTGTTACAGCACTTCGGGGCGTTGTTTTTTTCAGCCTGAATTAACTCAAGGTGTGCACCACTATAGTTACAAGATGTGGTATGAGTCAACACTATTATTTTGTTTTTCTTGCCGTATACTGTGTACCACCATTCAAGCACGGAGTCACACATGCCAACGGCAGACATAAATAATAAATCACAAAAATTAGTAGCACGTGTTCCACACGAAGTTGTGGAATTGATGGAGCTGACAAAAGAATCTGGCGAAAGCACAGGTAAATACATTGTTGAAGCCATCAGAACAGAAGCCAAACGCCGCCAGCGTAAAGCCAAAGCATCATCTGAGTAAGAACAATCAACTAACCCTCTTAAAGAGGGTTGTTTCTCAAATTGATGGTTATTTAATTTCAAATAATTTCTATAGCTAATATCTACCATCACATCCCTTTATGCCAAAAATCGAGCTATTTTTAGAGTGAGTTTGACCACTGCCAATTAAGGCAGTTAATTTTTGCATGATGTTATTTTTTAATTGGCAGGTTTACGGCGATATGGGTTATTTATATTGTCTACGGTTGGCGGGTTACGTACCCAGTGCAGCAGATCACTGAGCAACCAAGCACAGGAATTACGGCCTAATGGTTTACGGGCAGGGAAACGACCTTCATTTTCCAGTTTCCATGCTGATGTTCTGGAAATAGAGGTAATGTGCTGGCGCTCCTTTTCACGGATCAGACGATCATAACGTTCGCCATATTCGGAAAGAATAGAGCGGCGTTCTTCAGGTGTCGGAGTGTTGTATTGAATAATCATGTTACCCTCACTGTTTAATTGTTTTTGTGAGGGTATTTTACTTAATGGAAATTATTACGAAAGTAATCCACATTTGTTACGCAGATATCACAATGCCCATGCTCACCATCAAACGCATTCACTCTCATTATTGAGCTGCTTTTAATATAACCACATTTTCATAAGTGCCCGCCAAAACATCCAGCCGCTCACACCATTTGTTTAAAGCATCCAGTTTCTCTGGTAGGTATTGGCTCTTATTGTATATCGCCATAATACCCGGCAAAGCGTGGCCTAGAAGTTGCTCAACAATATGTGGTGCTATACCTAAGTCATTTAGTTTGGTTGCAAAAGTTCTTCTTAAATCATGCAAAGACCATTCCTCATTATGTTCTAATCTTTTCCATATATTTCTGCCGCATTGTGATACTGTTTCAGGGCTTTTCAGTTCCCCTAATAGATAACCGCTTTTATGATGTTGATAATTGAGTTTTTCTAGAAATGGTTTCAGGGATTCAGGTATTGGGCGAATAATTTTATCACCTGATTTACTGTTTTCTTTTGGTACAGTCCATAACATAGAATCAAAATTCCACTCTGACCATTTCGATAGCCTAGCTTCTTGTGAACGGCAACCAAATATGATTAAAATTCGCAATAAATTACTGTAGTAAGGTAAATACATATTTGTATTTAGAGAGTTCCACAATTGGCCTATCTCATTATCTTCTAAATATCTTTCACCTTTATTTTGTTTTTGACCAACATCAGGAATAGTCAAATCATCCAGCGCATTGCTGATAGCGTACCTTCTTACTCGACAAAACTTGAGAGCTTGCTTGCACATCTGGAATATGTAGCCAGCAGCAACAGGGGCTGTTTTTTTAGTCCTATCAAAACATTGAAGCCAATAACGAGTTTCACAATCGGCTAATGCCATGTTTCCGATGTAAGGGTATATGTGCTTCTGTAACTGAGAAATGTGTTTATCAATATTTTCTCTGTTATTTTTCGCGTAGTTTTCTATCCAATATTCTATAGCTTCTTTTACGGTGACTGGTTTTAATGATTCTTGTGTTGTTAGTTTAAGCTGAAATTTTGGATCTTTGCCTAGCGAAAGCCAGTTCCGACATTTATCTCGAATCTCACGGGCTTCTTTAAGGCTCATGTCAGGGTAACGCCCCAGAGTTATGATATCAGCCTCGGTCTCTCGCCCTCCAATCCTGTACTTAAAAAACCAACTGATAGAACCTTTTTTAGTAACACGGATCATCAACCCTGCACCATCGGCAAGTTTTATTAACTTATCTCTTTCCGTTCCGTGTAACGTTCTGAGTTTTCTATCAGTCAGCTTGTTTAACATAGCCAT